ATCTGGTAACTATCGCCATGAACGAAAGTGGCGGGGATCGTAACGCTCAAAACAACTGGGACAGTAACGCCATGGCGGGAACACCTAGTATGGGCCTGATGCAGATGATTCAAAGTACGTTTGACGCCTATTCATCTGGCGGCAGTATATGGGACCCTGTTTCCAATGCAATTAGTGCCATTAACTACATGATTGACCGCTATGGATCAATCTTGAACACGCCTACAGGCGGTTACGCTGCAGGAACACGAAACGCAACGCGCGGGGTTCATTGGGTCGGTGAAAACGGGCCTGAATTAATGAACTTCCGTGGTGGCGAAACCATTACAAATAACAAAGATAGCATGGAGGCTTTATCTCCTGAAAAAGCTGCTTCATTAAGGGGATCGAGTGTTTCAAATAACAGTAAAATTACCATGGCTCCTATCATTCATATTCATATGGGGGACAATATAATTAATAATGAAATGGATATTAAAAAAGTGGTCAGACTGTTAGGTGATGAATTGGAAGAACAGCTGCAGATCAGCGCAGCGGGAATTTATTAAGGGAGGCGTAAAGAATGGCTTATATCGTTTATTTGGACAATGTGGCGTTACCTGTTACGCCTTCGAACCTTCAAATTGTCACAACAAATAAAAATACAACCTTGGATTTAATCAATGGGTCCGAAATAAATATCTTAAAGGGTTCCGGCTTAAAAACCGTGGCCTTTGAGTGTTTAATCCCACAAACTCTTTATCCTTTTGCGATTTATCCGGAGGGATTTAAAGATGCTACTTTTTATTTAGACATCTTAGAAGCCTTGAAAAATGATAAGAAAACCTTTCAATTCATCGTTTCAAGAGAAAGCCAGTCCGGGCAACCTTTGTTTAACACTAATATTAAAGTCTCTTTAGAAGATTTTACACCGGTGGAAGACGCTGGGAGCGGAACGGATATAAAAGTATCAATTAATTTAAAAGAATTCAAGGAATATGGAACAAAATTTGTCATCATCGAGCCGGAAATACCGCCAGTGGTGGCAGATCCACCCAGGCCAGTTGATCCAGCGCCAGAACCGGCACGGCGATTATACACCGTTGTTTCGGGGGATTGCCTTTGGGCGATTTGCAGGAGCCAACTGGGCGACGGATCCCGTTGTTGGGATGTGGCCGCTTCGAACGGCATTGCTGATGCAAACCTGATATTCCCAGGACAAGTCATTGACTTGACAGGGTATTAATATGATCCTGGACATTAAAACGCAAAATGGAAATACCATTTATGAGCCAGTAGTGAAAGACGGGGTAACCCTTACCAGGGAAAAGAACAAGCCCGCCGTTTTAAAATTCACTGTTTTGGCTGATGAAAATTTCAAGGTGGAAGAAGGAGACATTGTCAGTTTTCAGTCAAGTACCCTGGATCCCACCAATGAAACACATAATTGCTTTTATGGTTATGTGTTTGGGATTGCACCAAATAAAACTAAAGAAATAACCATTACGGCCTATGATCAAATTCGGTATCTGCTAAGTTCTGATACTTACATTTATGCAGATAAAACACTAACTCAATTTTTAAGAATGCTTTGTTCGGATACGCAGATAAAAAGCGGGAATGATATCATGGAAACATTTTATGTAATCCCTAGCAGAGTGGAGGACAATCAAACCTATTTGGACATGCTTTTAACGGCCATCCAATTAACCAGGGATAACACCGGGGTGGATTATATCCTTTGGGACAATTTTGGAGAAATTGCTTTGCACGATACAAATTTTTTCAAGATTCCTTTGAAGGTTGATAATGAAACCGCCCAGGACTTTACCTTTGAATCCTCAATCGATTCTGAAACTTTCAATCAGATTAAAGTTGTCAGAGAAAATGAGGATGGTACCCGTGAGGTTTTTATCAGAAATGATCCTAACACGATTGGGAAATGGGGGCTATTGCAGTTTTATGACACGGTTGCAAATGATGAGAATGGAGACGCCAAAGCAGATACACTATTAGCTCAAAAAAATAAGAAGACACGAACAATGAGTCTTTCCGGGGCGTTTGGTGATATACGGGTAAGAGGTGGATCCACCGTGTACGTTCAAATTGATGATGCCGTTGATATGGGGTTTAACATTGAGGGGTACACCACTGGTGCTTTTATGCAGGTCACAAAGGCAACTCATAATTTTAACAACGGTTTACACACCATGGATTTAGAAATAACAGGAGGGGGCCTGATCAATGGCTGATTTACTTAATACAATTAAAAAGGCAGGAGTAGGCGCCATGCAGGCTAACGCTCCGGTGGCTGTCATGTTTGGCACCGTGACAAGTGCTGATCCTCTGGAAATTAAAATTGAACAGAAAATGACATTAACGGCGGCCTTCCTAGTCCTTACAGATGCTGTGAAAGATCACGGGGTAACTTTTACTGTTAATGGTTCAACCGGCTCTGGCGGTGATCCTGGTCATTATCACGATTATTCAGGTGACAAACTGTATCTACAGCAAAGCACCCTAAGATTAGGGGACACCGTGGTTTTATTACGTGTTCAAGGCGGTCAAAAATTTGTAGTGCTGGATAGGGTGTGGTCAACATGATTCCCACAAGCACAAACAATCTGGCGTCTCTGGACAAAATCACACAGAAACCCAGTAAGACCTATCGGTTAGATGTTGAAAACAACCGGATCACGGGTTATTGTGACGGTTTAGAGGCTGTTAAGCAGGCCGTTTATTTAATCCTGAACACAGAACGTTTTGAGTATCTTATCTTTTCATGGAATTACGGGGTTGAAATTAGAAAACTCATCGGGAAACCTACCACTCTGATCATTCCAGAGCTGGAAAGATATATCAAGGAAGCACTCACTCAAGACGATCGTATTAATGAGGTGTCAAACTTTTCCCATGAAATCATAAAAAGTAAAGTTCTCACAAGTTTTACAGTTGTTTCAAATGTGGGTAATTTTATAAGTGGATTGGAGGCAAATATATAAATGTATGAAAGTATAACCTATGATGTGATTATGAATCGGATGCTTGCAAAGGTAATAGAAAGTAATCCGGATATTGATACAAGAGAAGGCAGTTTGATTTTTGATGCCCTAGCACCGGCGGCGGTCGAGCTTCAATTAATTTATATTGAGTTTGATGTGATATTGAATGAGACTTTTGCCGATACGGCATCAAGACCAAATCTAATTAAAAGAGCCGCGGAACGGGGCGTTATTGTATACCCTTCGACCACGGCCACCTTAAGGGGTGAATTCACACCATCGAGTATTAACATCCCTATCGGTTCCCGTTTTAGTTTGGGAGGATTGAACTATTTCACAAAATCTAAAACCTCTGATGGAAATTATCAGATGCAGTGTGAAACAGCGGGAATTATTGGAAATCAATTTTATGGGGTTCTAGTCCCTATAAATTACATTGCCGGCCTGGCAACCGCACGATTGGCTGAAGTGCTTATACCTGGGGAGGACGAAGAAGCTACAGAGGATTTAAGGGAACGTTACTTTGCCAGTTTCGAAACAAAAGCTTTTGGTGGAAATAAAACTGATTATCTGGAAAAAACAAATGCTCTGCCTGGCGTTGGCTCAACCAAAGTTACACCCAACTGGAATGGTGGCAGCACAGTTAAATTAACAATATTGGATTCGGATTTTAACAAAGCGTCAAGCGCCTTAATCAGCGCTGTACAGGTGGCCATCGATCCTACACAGGATGGTCAGGGTTTGGGCATTGCTCCAATCGGACACATTGTCACCGTGAACACTCCGGCGGAAGTGGTCATTGATGTGACGGCCACAATTACTTATGATGATGGGTACGGGACAAGCATTGCGATCACTCAGGCAGTGTCAGATTACCTGTTGGAATTAAGAACCTCCTGGGCGGATCAAGGCAGCTTGATTGTCAGAACCGCACAAATCGAAACAAAATTATTGGCCATCACCGGTATTCTCGATATTGCGAATACCAAAATAAATGGTGTGGCAAACAATCTCACGCTCTCAGCCTTCCAGATACCGACTCTGGGGACGGTAACCGCATGATTAGGAATGTAAGCTTAATCAATCAGGTGCCCCTTTATTTAGGGGGTGTTGAAGAAATTAAGCAGATCGTAAATGCTGAAAATCCAGAATTTCAAACAACCGCGGATGAAAGTGAAAATATTAAGAACAATCAGTTTGTCAACACACTAACCATCGACGGTGCAAACCGGTGGGAAAAGATTTTAAAGATTCCCACAAACATCAATGATGTGTTAGAAGATCGGAGGTTTCGGGTTTCCGCCCGATTAAAGAGGTCATTCCCTTACACGGAAATAGCCTTAAAAAATGACTTATCGAGTTTAACAAATGGAGATTATACCTTATTTCTCGATAGTGTCAATTCGATTTTAAAAATAAGGATCTCTGTTAATTCAAAATCAAACTTCAACGAGATTTTAAATTTATTGAATGCTGTTTGCCCGGCTAATTTAATTATCGATTTATGGTACAAATATGATATTTTGACCAAATGCGGCGATATGCTGTGCGGTCAATATCACATCACGGGGACAATTGGAGAAATTATATCTTCAGGTATGTCTTTATCCAACCTTACAACACGGGCAGCCTATGCTATCGAAGCATGCGGGACGTTTCCAAATATAGGGACGATCGGTGTTATTTTTAACCAGCCGATGGGAATGGACGACAACTCCACTTCAGGGTTAAGCAACGAAAACCCGTGTGGCACGCTACCAATTCCGGGAACCGTTGGTTTGATAATTGATGACCCGATTGGTACGTCATTCGTGTGTGATAGGGCACAAATTGAATATGACATTTGTAACAGGCTAATAGCTTCAGGGACAATTGGCTTGACAATCAATAATCCTCTGGGAGCCTCATGTATTGAGTCAAGTGCAGTCAATCAACAAGGGGTTTGTGGTGCTCTAATAGCAGCGGGCTCTGTGGGGTTGGCGGCGGTCATGGGTGCCATGGCCTTATCAACAATTCGGACATTTAGCCCGGTTAATTATATGCTCTGCGGGGAATTAATCTGTGGGGCATAAAGAAAGGAGTAAGTTATGGCATTTTGGAGTACAACCTATCTGAATAAGATTAGAAACAAAATCATGGTTGACGTGATTAAAGCAAAGTACAAAATCGGGTCCACTTACTATGACGCTGTGATCAACAGCAAAACAGTGTCCGGAGAAAATGTGGTGATCATTGTTGGTTGTCCAAACGTCCCGGCAGGGACTTTGACAATTACGGAGGTCGTTTTGTATGATAACAACGGCGATATCGTCGCTTCCAAAGTCGAGTCTGTATCAAAGACAGGCTCACAAGGCGTGTTATTTAAATTTGAATTACCTATTAAGGAGGTATAAATTATGGCAAATCCTACCCATTACAGTTTAACCAAATGGTTAGATGATGTTCCTGGTATACAAACCGGAACACCGTTTGACCAGATCAGAATGAATAACATTGAACAGGGCATTTTAGCAAATAATATTCATAATGCCTTTTTAAATCAGCACGCCAATTATGCATCGCTGGAAGTTGAAAACAACCGGCCTTTACGGATTCCTGTCACTTTGGCGGGGGCAAATGTTCCCTTGTCAGTAAACATCCCAATCCTGCGCAACCACATCAATTATAGTGTGGCTGTGGAGATCAGCACTGTAACCGGCACAGATGCAGGTGATGTCGTCATAACAAATAAACAGGCCAATGGTTTCACCATCGCTCACACGGGGGCAGCCACGGCGGTCACTGTGATCTGCATCGTTTCCGGAGGTATGATCTAATGGCCAACATCATTATTAAATCGGATGATCGAAGAGCCAGGGAGCATAAAATCTTAAATGATTTAGGCCCTGGACGAAACGCATCAAGAAAAGATCGTGAGTATGCCGCCTGCATCGCAGAGAAAACGCATGAACAAATAACAAAAATGAAATCAAGGGAGAGATAACAAATGATTGTTAATGAAAAAAACGAAGGACCAAAGTTAGTTTATAGAGTTGTCGGAACAAAGATTTATTTAGGCGTTGATGAAGATATCATGTTGAACCTGAAAAATTATGAACGTGATTTTGAGGTAACGTTGAATTGCTGCATGGATTATGATTGTGTCTTGATCACAAATTTAGCGGTTTATTATGTTGCTCAAATCACCATTCCTGCACGAGCTTATGTCAATAGTGTGGCGGTACCTTTTAGCATGGACAACTGCATTCTTGATTTATGGAGTATGGATGTTCCTGTTAACGTAGATGCCCCTGTTACAGAGGTGATTTAATGGCTAATTTTGATGATGTAATCTTAGCGGCTAAATCATTAAGCCGTGGTAACGTGGAAGTAAAAATGATTGATGACGTGGCGGGGGNTGTTTACCCGTCTTTTATGTTTAAAATGCCAAAGCTTAAAAACTCCGAATTGTATACCGGCGGGGCTGAAACCACCCACCCC